GGCTTACCAAAAGTCAGCGGGTCAGGTTGTTGCAACTAGGTGGGCCACAGTGGATTAGGAATCAAATTGAACGATCTGCCTAACTTTGCAGCCTGGGAGCGTCAGACGCTGGACAGGTTCGCCCTGGACGCCTACATCCGCCTTCAGCAGCAGCAGGAGGCGTTGGAGCAGTTGCGCGGTGACCTCAAGGATGCAATGAGCCTGCTACGCAAACAAACGTGTGCCGCTGCGGTCAATAATTAACGCTTGGCGCCGGGGCTTGTCGCTGATGCTGATGTGCGTCCAGGCGTCAAACTCGCGGATGATCTGGTCATAGGGCAAGTGCAGCAACGCCCTCACAACGGCATCAGGAGCCATCCCAGGCACTCTAAAGTCCGCTGCCAAGCCTTGCCTATGCTGAGAGGTATCTTTGCTGCCCACAGCGTCATTAACGGCCTTGGAGCGAAACGCTGAGTTGATCATTATTGGCTTGCCGCCCAATGTGGTTTTGACAGTCTCCAGAAACTCAGCCAGTCGTTGTAGATTTGCTCGTTCTGCATCATTTGGCGTGTTGTCCAGCAGCCGGTGATCAGTGTGCGTCAACTCGGCAAGCGTAAAGTGCGGGGTCATTTTTTGCTCAACAAATCAGTCTTAGCCTGCGACCCAGCAGAGGAACCAAAGTAGTAGGCAATGATGCCTGTCCAGGCTGTACCAAGACTGCCCAACATCATCAGGATAGCGGGGTTGGCGCTGTCAATCTTGTTGAAGAACATCATCACCATGATGCCAAAGAAGCCTAGCGTCACAGCGCCAGCAAGCAATGGCGGCATCATTGAGCGAGTCGTGGCCTGCATATCTCTTGCGCTCTTGCGGTCTTCAACCTCTAGCTTTTCAAAGTTCAAGCCAAGTTCTTGCGCCTGCTTCTGCAATTCAATCTCAGCCAGCTTGACTTGCGCGATCTGGTCGGCGGTTAGCTTGTTGTTGCTGATCATGTCCTGCACTTGGTCAGGCTCTACGCCAATGGCTTTGGATATAGCTGATACCGCCATGCCAGCTAGGGGGCCACCTAGTGCGGTGGCGATCGTTGGTGCAATCTGTTTGAGCCAGTCCATTATTTCTCCAATAAAAATGACAGGTTTGCATGGCGAGGATATTGAACGACTCGCTCACCCTCTGGGCATTTGTACTTGATCGTTGCCAGCAGAGTAGCTGACCCAGGTGCAATTTTCTCTTTTCTCACCATTGTCAACTGGTACGTGAAGGTATCAATCTCTGGCCCTGCTGGGCCGCTGAACTTACTGGCGGTAGTGGTCGCCTCATGCACCATGCCTGCGGCATCGCGGACACTAGGCGTAAAACTCTCTACTGAGCAATCGTCACGTTTTTTGACCCGCGCAACAGTGACGTTGATTGGCTGTCCAGCAATTGCCGTGATCTTGAAATGCTCTGGATGCCACTCCAGAATAGCCCTGTCAAACCAACCAAACTTATCGGCAAGGGTGTAGCCGCCACCAATCGCTGCAATGCTGGCTGCAACTGCTCCAATGGCTTTGGTGACGTCAATCATTTTTTCCAGAATTGGACAAGCGAGAACACCACCGCAACAGCAGCCCAAATGCCAACGCCACGGTTAACCCACTGATCGACTTTGCGGTCAACGCGCTGCAATGCAGCATCATGGATGCCAATCTTGACCTCCACGTTTCCGATGCGTTCGCCTTGCGTGGCCTGGCGCTCCTCAAACAAGATCAGCTTGCCAACGGCATCCGTCAGCTTGTCAACCTTGCTTTCAAGGCGGCGGAAGTCATCGTCAGTCATCTGAATGTCCCGTTGTTGATAGCGTCCAGCAGACGCTTGCCGTACTTCTCCACCGCCGCCTTGGTGATGACGTACTCGCCGCCCTGCAACGCCCCGTAGCCATCGTCTGGTGCAGGAGCGCGGCCCATCAGGCGGTCGGGTGTGACCATGCCGCCTTGGTTGTAACCCAGATCAGAAGCAGATTCAGGATTGCCGCCAGATTCACCAGTGCCAACGCCGCCACCAAAACCGCCACCAAAGCCAGCAGGACTGCCACCAAATCCGCCGCCAAAAGTGTCCAAAGCCGTTCCGGTAACAGATGGCTGCGACACTGGTGAACTCATAGCTTCATAAGCCATAGGGGCCAAACCCGTCCCAGTAATACTTGGTTGCTCCATTGGGCCACCAACGGTAGGGCCACTAAAGCCTAGCCTGTCGCCGCTGTCGTCAACGTAATTATCAACGGTTGGTGCATCGTACAAGCCTTTCTCACTAGCCTGAAACCCCTGCCTAGCCACATCCATCGCCGCATTCGCAGGCGCAAGCTGAGACTTGTCATACTGAGACATTGCGTAGCTGGCTAAATTTCCAATATTAAGCGCCTTACCAACACCGGGAATCATACTAAGACCAAAACGCGCCCCTGGCGACATATTGTTATAGAAATCCCGAAAGCTAGACCTATCTTGCGCTGGGCCTAGCCCCATTGGGCCAGATGGCGGGGCGTTACCAACGCCCTGATAGCCCTCGCCACCCATCATGTTCTGCCGCTGACGTTTACGCAGCATCTCGTTGAAAGCATTGAGGTAGTACATATCAGGTTCCTACTGCGTCATGGCGTTTTGGTTCTGTTGCGCGGGGGCAAGGGCGTTTGTAGGCGCAGCAGGCATTGCTGCTGCGCGAGTAATGGTAGCGCCTTTTGTGCCCCATGTGGATGGGTCGCTCATTGCTTTAAGCAAGTTGCTTCGTTCTTTAGCTGGCAGTGTTGCCAACAACTCGTCAAAGGTTTTTGCAGAAAGGGACGACTCAGCCAATTTTGCAACGGTCTGTTTGCCAACTTTTGCGCCAATCTGCTCCAATACTCTATTTGCAACCGAAATCAAACTGTTTAATGGGTTTGGAATGCGGTGGTTAACAAGTTCTTCTTTAATTAAATCTGAAGCCCGTTGTTGACCAGCGGTAATTTGAGTGCCAATTGCTGATTCGGTTTCCAGTTGTTTGGCTACTTCGCGCACTTTTGCAATTTGATCTGGGGTAAGAACTTCGCTCAGTGACTCAAACCGCGCTCCGCCTCGACCGCCAGCACGTTTAAGCATGGCTTCTTCACCGCGACCTAGAACATTCAGAAAAGGCTGGATGCGTTCGCCGCCACCTGGTTTTTCTAGCACCGACACCATTTCACGCAACACTTGCGCTTGGTTGACGGGCGCGGACAAATCTGAAAACGTGCGCCGTGCTTGACCATACGCGGGAACCTTTGTTTCAAACACATTGACAAAATCGTTTAACAACCCCCGTGCGGCCATTTGCGTATCGCGTCCAATACCTGTAGTGGCAGTTGGGCCGTATGCAATGTCAGCCAAAGACCGCTTAATGTAGTGCAACGACTCGCCAGTAATTTCAGCAACTTCGCCAGGAATTTCCCGCATAAGTGGGTTGCCCGATGCATCAAGCACGCCAGTTGGCTCCATTCTTGGCGCGGATGTTTTGCCCATGATAAAAGGGCGGCCTTCCATCTTAGCCAGCTTTGCGGCTGAACTAAGCGTACCCGATGGCATACGCGAAATTACATCTACGAGATCGGTGTCAATTGGTACAACTGCGTTATCCGCAGCCTTGTACAAAGGTTGTGACATTATGCGGCGGGTGTTAATTGCCTCTGTCAAATCTGGTGTAACTGCGTTTAGTGTAGATTTACGCGCAGCTTCCTGAGCAACCTCAATAGACATTCGAGTGTCTGCGGTTGGTCTTGCGCCTTTGGGTTGAGCACCCTTGATTGCGCGTTCCATAGTCGCTTGAGCAGAGGGTGCAACAAGGCCAGATCGGGCAAGTGCTTGCTGCGCCGTTAAATCCAAACCACTGGCTTGCGCCTCTTGCAAAGCTGTTTTTGCCGCCGCTACTTGTTCTGGTGTGCCCAGCGAATCACGGGCAATCTTGGCTGCAAGTTGATTAGGCATCTGGCGAATATCGGCAATCTTTGACACGCCTGTTTGCACCAGTCTATTTAGCACAGGTGCAACAACGGGGACAGCGCCCCCAATCATGGCGCCTGTTGCCGCTTCGTCTGGGTTAATAATTGCAGATGACGCACCGCCTAAAGTTGCGCCGCCTACTGCGCGTGTAGCCAGATTGCCTTTAGAAAACCCGCCAGTGCGAATGGCTTGAGCTAACGGTGCGGCTGCTGGAATTGCTCTTAAAGGCGCGGCAATTGCACCGCCAACAGGAAGCGTACCAATAATCTCGGCGCCTAATTCACCAGTTCCGGTTGACATTGGGTACTCTTGCTTAAATGGCGCAACACGCGCTTGTGCTTCAGCTTGGCGGCGTTGGGCGTCAGCAATTAAGGCTTGACCTGCCTGTGTCGCACCAAATGCTTGCAGTCCCTCACCAACAAGTCGCTGCCCACCAAACATAATGTTGCCGCCGCCTTTAATAACGCCTTCAGACACTGCTTGAAATGGAGCGCCAATAGACTCAAAAAAGCCTTGCTGTTTTTTTGGTATGAGGTCTTCATACCCTGTAGTAGACGCAACAGGAATTAGGTCTTCATATCCAGTAGCCATTTACAACTCCTGACCCGTATTTTGTTTGAAGCGTTGACGAACCGCAGCCGCAGGCGCTCCTTTGGCAATTGCTGCATTTGCGTCTTGGCGTTGTTGCGT